TTGTCCTCCATGTCTCTAATTTCAATACGCTCTTTCATGTTTTGAGGAGCCACCAAGAACGGCATAAGAACCGTATTGATTAAGTCTTCCGGCAATAAAAGGTACTCGTCTAGCAAAAGGACGTTAGCGCGAAAGCCACGAATCTTTTCCCCGTTAAGAGGAATAGCTGTTATGGTTCCCCCATTAATAGACCACTCGAATTGGTCATTGCGTTTTATTTTTGCGCCGAAACATTGGGTCAGCAGTTCTGCCCCTTTAGATTCAACCATCTTTTCCAAGTTGCTAAATATAAACCTTGCCGTACGAAACGTTGGGCCAGCAACTAATATCTTAGTTCCGGGGTTAAATATGCACTGGAGAAAACAAAAAACCGAAGCTATAAAAGTTTTACCGCAACCACGCCCCCACACGCACATCGTAAAGTTTCTATTCATCATGCCGCGAAGAGTTACCTCTTGGTATGTCGCAAGTTTAATTCCCGATAATAGCTCAGTAGTAAAACCTAGATTGGCTTGTAAAAACTTTGCTAAAGTTATTTTCGCTTCTCTGTCAGACAAAAAGCCTTCCATTTCTAACATCTTTTTATTGATGTTTGCTGGCTCTGTTTCGTATTTTTCAGGGCAGTACCACATTATAAAACTTTCGTATCGTATGCGTATTGTAAATCTATTTGTTTGTAAAAACACCCACTAAAGAATATTTTTTTAATAACTCTTTCGGCTTCCCTTCTTCCTCCAACGAAGAGGAATTGGATATGTGGATATTTTTGTATTAGTTCTCGTACGTTGTGAAATATGTATTCTGGCGTTGCTTTTATTTTTTTTGATATATGAGGTAAATATTTAAAGCTAACCGCGTGACTTAACGTGTCTTCTATCAAAATAATTAAATTGATATTTTCATCTTCAGCTCTTGCTATTTCTTTTTCAAATCTTTCTAAATTTTTAACGCTCATGGTGGAAATAAAGTCAGCTAAAGATTTTCTTTCTATATAACAATTGCATGTCAATTTAGGTTCACTAAAAGTATAGTCCCCTACGGATAGCGTCGTGGATTTAGTGCGATAATCATCGAACTTTAAGGGTCGCTGCTCCCTTGTGTCTATGTGTATAGAATACTGCGGCTTTGCATACTCCTTACCTTCAACTATTTCTGTCGGTAATTGATATTTGTTTTTGAACCCCATCTCTTCGCACACCTTATAATACCCATCTAAAATATCTCTCAAGTATTGAATGGGCGGCGAAAGTATTGTTCTAAGCTCCACCTGAGTTGGGGTATATACAAGCCCTTTGTCATTTTTTCTTTTTAATAGAGTGTTTCTGCAATAGGTCTTGGCTTCTTTCTTCGGGGCCGATTTAAGCCAAAGCCTAAGATTGGTTCTGGAGTTAAAGTCTGTCGAAAAATACTGTTCTAAGGATTTATACTTGATAATGTCGCCGTCATGAAGGTCATGCCTTGGGAAATATTTTTGATAATACCCTACGACCCTTAAATCATGAGCCTTAATGTGCGCGTGTAGTTGTCTGTGTGTTTCGAATTGTTTTTGACAAGCTTGGCAAGTTGGTTCTGGCGCGTCGGTTTTACTCATCTAAAACTTCTCCTTTACTTATCCCCATGATTTTGCATTTAATTTCGTCCATGTCGGTTAAGTTTTCGATTTCATCTGCCACGGCTTTCTTTCTTACGTTCGCAAGCTGTATCAGTTTTTTTCTGGTTTCTTCTTCTTTCCAAAGTTGGACAAGGTTTAGCACGCTTGCGTTTTCTTTTATCTTGTTTTTAAGTACATCGCTTCTTTTTTGCTTTAAGTGCTCCAACAGCTTCTGTTGCCTGTTGATGCATTGGTTGTACTCTGTCTGGGCGGAGCTGATGGCGTCTACAAGGGCCATGGCGATACGTCTTCCTTCCGTGTCTTCCGCAGCCGTATCAAGCAATATCTGAAGCCTTTCTGTCCTTCTTTGGATGCTGGCGGCAATAATAACTTCTGTAGAAAGGACTATGTATTGATCTACTTCTTCTTGAGATAAGTCTGGTTTATTGTGGGTATACCTTACGAAGCTGCTCTCGAACAGCTCTCTGTCTGTCTGCGATGAGTAAGTATTAATTTGATGACTGAACCTATAAGTGCTTAAATAGTTTATCAAAGAATCAATATTCTTTTTGACAGAACTTGTAATTTTATTTTTATCAATCGTATTATTAACGTACCTGTTAACTGTATTGACGGTTTTGTCGAAAGTTCTGGGGGGTTTATATTCTGCGCTAGGAACTTCGTCAGGGTTTTCGTACGGATTTAAATCTAGGGACTTTATGTATTCATTTACCGTGCGAACTTCTTGGTGAAGGTTTGTAAGCTCGTCATTGGCGAATATAACGCGCGCTATTTCTCTTCCGTTCATCATACCCGCGTTACTTTCTACAAATTGTTTGTGTTCTTGGGTAAGCTCTACTTTTTCTTTCGCTTGGTATTCGTGCGCACCCCTTGCCTTTATTTTTCTTGTAGCTAGAAAAGCCTTAATTTCTCTGCCTTCTTTACTTCTTCCGTCTAGCTCTGGATTATTTGGATGCACGAGCCTTATTAATTCTAGCAACGAAGGAGGGTTGTCCTCACGAGAATTCCATTCGTTAAGAATTATTTTCTTTTGATCTTCGGTGAGTGAGGGGTTTTCCATAAAATTTACATTAAATCTACTTCGCCTTTTGCCAGTAACTTTTTAACTTTTTCTATAACTTTTTTTCTTATATTTTTAATTTGCTTATATCCGGGCTTACGGTTTTGCTCGTTAGACTTAAATCCTAACAACTTAGAGACTTCTTCTTCCTCCTGATTATTTATAAAAAGCCCTTCATATACAACCCATTCGTTAGGTCTAAGGATTTTTTTCATTTTTAAATGTAATTTTTTCGCGCTTCGCTCTATATCTATGCCGCTTTCAAAACTTACGGATTTAATTTCATGATAATGATCGTCTAACGCTAATGGCATTTTTACGTCATAAGCTTTTTTCTTTGTTTTTTCCCATTTTGCGTATAATGGACATTCCGAGCATTGTTTTCCGTATATTTTACATGAGCTATTAGGCTCTGCCGCTTCGCATTTTAAGCATGGCCTACTAAAATTACCATAATAATTTCTTATAAGGTTTTTAATTTGATTTGAAATTATTCTATTAATCCATGGCGCCAAGGGTTTTTCTGGATTGTAAAGATGCCATTTTTCATATATATGAATCCTTATTATTTGAGAAACGTCGTCATAGTCCATCCAGTGAAGGGAGGTTAGGCTCCATTTTCCCCTTCTCTTTCTTATCTCCACGTCGATAAAACCAATAGACTCTTCAAAGGTTGGTTTCTTAGCTGTAGATTTCTTCTTTCCATCGTTAGACATTTTCCCCCGGCTTTAGAGTCCCCGCCTCTTTTTTGAATTCTTTTTTAAATTCTTCCCTTGAAGTTTTTTCTCTTTTGACCGGGAAGAGGTGGTCGGTTAATTGAGCCTCGTCTAACGTCCCCATTACTTCTTCAATTTTTCGACCACGAACAGATAGTGCGTTTTCGTCAAACTCAAAATCAAGTGCGTCGATATTTATATCTTTTACTCGAACGGCTTCTTCGTGGTCTTCGTGGTCTTCGTGATCTTCGTTGTCTTCCGTGTTTCCCGCGTTTTCGGAAGAAGCAGAAGAATCTAATGCGGTTCCGCATTTTTGACAAAACTTTGGTTTTTCTCTAGCTGAAAAAACCAACTTAGCCCCACACTTAAAACAGTATTTCTTCATATAACCTATACTAACCGTATATCGTTTTTTTAAAAATAAAAATTTCCATTTTAGGTGTAATTGATATTAGGCGAAATGGAAGAAAAACTGAAAGAAATCATGGAGTTAAGTTTCCCTTTTTGTAAAAACGAAGATGGACAAATGGCCTTGTATTTTCAAAAAATAAATTCCCTAGCTCATGACGCCGAGGTTTACTTGGAGCACAATAAGCCCGATCAAAGACCCAAATAATTTAAATACTCGCTTGGAGTTTGGAACTTAATTAAGATTTCGTCAGCCAGTTTTTTCGGTAGGCCATCTTCTATTGTGAATCCTTCGTTCTCGGCCCATTCCCATTTTTTTAGATTAACTTTAAAGCAGGACAGCACGTTGTGAATTTTGGTTTCTTCTATAACTAGGCACACTAGCTTTTCTCCGTTAGAAATAAAGACTGCGTTTTCCATCTTGGTTTCTATAATCGCAAGGGGCGACCCCTCTTCTTGAGACAAGGATTTAAGGTTTTCAAATTCTTTCCTTAGGGCTGAATGCATTTATTCTTCCTCTGCGAACTCACGGATTTTTTTAATTAAAAATTTGACTAGTTCCGATCTCATTATGTCTTCCTCTGAAAATTCAAACGTATATATCCCCATGTTAACGCTTTCTTCGTCAGAGAAAACTTGAGATAATCCTTCGAACCCCCCCTGCGTATTTTCATTTTTTAAATCAGTTTGCATCGGGTCAGCTAACACAAAGCACCTGCACCCTTCCCCCATTCTGGTGAGTACAGTTATAATTTCTTTTATGGAGCTATTTTGAGCTTCATCAAGAATGATGCATTTATGTTTCCAATTCATGCCTCTGGCAAAATTTACCGGGAACATGGAGACCCTCTTTTGGTCTTCTAATTTTTGAGCAGTGCTCTCGGCTAGCAGTTCTTCTAGCTTATCAAGAAAGGGTAAGTTGTAGAATCTCAGCTTTTCATTTGCGTCTCCGGGTAGGTATCCCAAGCTTTTATCGGAGCTTTCTACGGCGGACCGCAAGTACATTATATCGTCAGCAACCTTCATATTCAAAAGCTGGAGACCGCAGTATACGGAAAGAAGAGTCTTTGCTGTCCCCGCTGGACCATTAACGAAAACTACGTTAGTTGAAGGGTCTAAGGCTATTCTAAAAAATTCTTTTTGTTTGTCGGTCCAAGGAAATTGATTAATCTTTATTTGTTTTTTAATTGGGTTAGGCGTAATGATTTTAGGGTCTCTGTTCGTTTTGTTTAAGTCTCTAGCTAATTCCTTACCGCCGCGGATTTTAACTTTTCCCTTAGCTGCGGGTCCGTCATTATCTTTTTTTTGCATAGCTAACGGAGATTACACTCCATTTAGCTTTATTTCTTAACAAAATCAAA